AACGGCGGCATGGGCGGCTCGGGCGGCTACATCCTTCGTCGTATTGTGGTGTCTAACCTCTACAATACGGCGGGCGGTTCTGTCCCCAGCGCGGCAACCGCGAACATCACCATTGGCACGTCTAACGACGGCGCTAACCTGGTGACGGGCACGGTGACGTTGACCAACCTTACAAACGGAACCAGCTACGTCGATATGACGCCTGGTTCCGGTCTGAATGCAAACACTGCCGCCATTGTCTTTCAGGCCAACGCGCTCTTTGTGAACGTGACGGCCAACGTGGCGAACTGTGCTTGCCAGGTCAATGTTTACGGCGACGTTGTGAGCTTCTGATGAACAATGTCTGGGTCTTAAACAAAACGGACCAAGAGCTTAACGCACAATGGCATGGGAAGACTTATGACTTCCCGCCTTCGAAACCCATCGAAGTGTCCTTGGATGTTGCTCAAAACCTTTTTGGTTATGGCCTAGACGACAAGCTTGAGTTTGTAGTTCGCTTCGGCTGGACGAAAATCTCAACCGATTTGCCGCAGGCTCTCGAACGTCTCGCAAAGTTTGAGATTACAGCCGAACGGCCACATGGCTATCGCGCAACGTCCCCAGCGGTAGACCAATTCCCCGCCCCTGTTCTTGAAAAACGGGAGCGGGGAAGAGGGACGCAGGCTGCTGCATGATGTGGGTCGTAGATGACAACGCTTCAAAGCTACATCACAACAGTCCGCAGGCTGCTGCATGACGCCAACGCAAACTTTTGGACCGACCAAGAGCTGACGGACTACATCAACGACGCCCGCAACAGGCTCGTTCGTGATACCGGCGTCAACCGCCTGATCCAAAATAGCGCGCTCTATCAAGGTCAAGAAGTCTACACTTTTTCGTCCTTGCCGCAGGGCTCCCTGACCCTCGACATCATCAACTTCAATGTCTACTGGGGGAACTCGCGCGTTCCGCTGCGCTATCAACCGTGGACGCAGTTCAACAGCCAAATCCGCTATTGGCAGAACTACATTGGGATGCCAGTCTGCTATTCGATCTATGGCAGTCAAAGTTTTTACGTTGGCCCTGTGCCGGACCAGACGTATCAGATTGAACTTGATACAATTGTTCAACCAACTAATTTGGTTAACCTTGCTGACGTTGAAACGATACCTCTGCCATACACTGAACCTGTTCCCTACTATGCAGCCGGTACGGCCAAGTATAAGGAACAGAGCTATGGAGAAGCTGAAATCTTCAAGCAAGAGTACCTGAAAAAGGCACAGAACGTTCTCGCGACTTCGTTCCAGCGCCGGATACCGGACGTTTACAGTCAGGTGTACTGACATGGCGGCGTCACCGGAACAGAAAAAAAACTACCAAGTCGTCAAGTCCTTCAAGGGCATGAACACGCGCCCTAATCGAACGGCTCTTGAAGACGCTGAATTTGCTTGGCTCGAAAATGTTCAGCCAATCGGGTACGGCAACCTCAAAGTTGTGGGCACAACGACTACCGCAACAAGCGGCGGGTCTGCGTTAAGCTGGACAGCAAATGTCAGCTCTATCTATAGCTGCAACATCAAGAATGTTGACTATATCGTTGCGTTTGAAAGCGACGGACGCGCGGAATACTACAATCTCAGCACCCTGACCAAAGGAACGCTTGCTGGCGCGGGTACGTTCAGCACTTCTGGCGTTCGTATGCGTCAGTGGAAAAATGAACGCGCAATTATTTCTGATCCCAAAAAGGGATACTACACATGGGACACGGTTGATCTGATTTCTGTTGGATCAATTGGCTCTGTGGGCATTACCGCCACGGGTTCCGGCTATACGACGCCCCCGACTGTCACCGTCAGCGCTCCAAACGAGGCTAACGGCGTTCAGGCGACCATAGTGGCGTCTATCTCGAACGCAGCAAGCACGATCACAAATATCACGATCACGGCTGGCGGCTCGGGTTACACAAGCTTTCCAACGGTGACGATTGCGGCTCCAAGTAGCCCATATGGCGTTCAGGCCACGGCTGTTGTCACAAGCATTACGAGCGGCGCGGTCTCTTCTATACAGATTACCAATCCGGGTTATGGATACAACACTGCGCCATCTATCACTTTCTCCAGTGGCGCTGCGGCTGCAACCGCGGTTGTTGGGTCTGGACTGGTGTCAGCTTTGGCCATAACCAACGCAGGTTCTGGCTACACAAGCGCGCCTACTCTGACGTTTACAGGCGGCGGAGGCACTGGCGCAACAGCAGTTGCTGGACCTCTGACGTTCAAGACCGGGACCATTGGCGTCATCGTGACGAATAGCGGCACGGGCTACACATCAACGCCTTCTGTCGTATTCACAGGCGGAAGCCCCACGGTAGCCGCTCAGGCAACGGCAATTGTCTTCGGCGGTCAGGTCACGGGCGTCATCGTCACCAATCCGGGTTCTGGCTACTCGTCAGCGCCCTCTGTGAGTTTCAGCGGCGGTACGCCAACAACTGCGGCCACGGCCAAGGCTCTTTTGACCAGTGACGATCTGTCGGATGTCTCCAGCTTCCAAGGCAGGACATGGCTTTCTCAAGGCCGAACCGTCTACTACAGCGCGGCAAACAGCTACAATGATTTTGTCAGCGTTTCGGCGGGCAATGTGCAGATTACGGACGACACGCTGCACAGCAACATATCGGCGCTGATCTCTGCCAACAACTTTCTCTATGTTTTTGGCGACGACAGCATCAACGTGTTCTCTGACGTTCGCGTCACAACGACCGGCAACACGTTGTTCACCAACACCAACGTGTCGGCTTCGACCGGATCGGTTTATGCGGATGGCATATTTCCGTATTTCAGGTCGCTGTTGTTCATCAATGATTACGGCATCTTTGCCCTGATTGGCGCTACGGTCAGCAAAATCTCTGACGCGCTGGACGGCGTATTCCCGTTGATTGACTTCACTCAGCCTATTTCTGGCGGTCAAGTTTTGGTCAACAACATCTTGTGCGCCGCGTTCAACGTCTACTACAACGACCCTGTTCAGGGCGCCCGTCCTATCCAACTTGTCTTTTTTGACAAGAAATGGTTCGTAACGAGCCAAACTACGCTCAAGCATATTTTGCCAGTCGCAACGGCAAAAAAGCTTTATCTGTACGGAACAGACGGCACCAATTTGTTGTCTCTGTACACGGATGCTTCCAACAGTGTCAGCACGACAATCAAGAGCGCTTTGTGGCCCATGCAGGACACGATACGCACCAAGCAAGCTTTGAAATTTGGCGTTGAGGTGACTTCAAGCACGACCGTTGTGCTAAACGTCACTGTTGACAGCGAAAACAACACAAGTCCCGCCTATGTTATGTCCAATGTTATTTATTGGACCAATAACGTGAACAGTACAATTGGTTGGATCAATAATTCGCTTCAGACGGTTCCTTGGGCGGGTGGTTCAGGATACCAGCTCTACAAATCTGACGCCCAACAGTATGGAAAATATCTGGGTCTTACAATCACATCTTCCGCTCCATCGTTTACGTTGAATACGATGGAAATGGAATACGAACAGCGAGTGAGGTTCTAATGTCGCTCCCAATCACAATTCCTTACACCTTTGCAAACGCAACAACTTCAATTCCATTGTCGCAACTAGACAGCAATTTTACGATTGTAACCAACGCCATAAATGGAATAGCCAACGGCGTCAATTCTTTGGCAAATGTTGCAATTATTGGTGGCGCAATCAACAACGTGGCTATTGGAGCCACCGTTCCGTCTAACGGCACATTTTCCAGCTTGGTGTCCAACGCTTCGGTGGCCGACGTTAATGGCAATGTTCGTCAGCTTTCGATAAACAATCAAACCTCCGCTTATGTACTTATCGCCTCTGACGCCGGTAAAACAATCAGCATCACGACGGGCGGTGTGACTTTAAACAGCGGCATTTTCAGCGCTGGCGACAACATCACAATTTACAATAACAGCGGATCAAATCAGACAATCACGCAAGGTACGTCTGTGACAATCCGTCAAGCTGGAACTGCCAACACCGGAAGCAGGACGCTTGCGCAATACGGTGTATGCACTTTGCTTTGCGTTGCGTCTAATACGTTCACCATCTCTGGCGCAGGACTTTCCTGATGTCTGTTGCGGCTATGTTGCTCAGTTATGGTAGTGTTAGCGGTGCTCCACCTTCCGTGGAATATCTTGTTGTGGCTGGTGGCGGCGGCGGCGGCGCCGTACGCGGTGGTGGCGGTGGTGCGGGTGGTTATCAAACAGCAACTGGTTTTGCGGTATCATCTGGATCGGCAATTACTGTAACAATTGGTGGCGGCGGTCCTGGCGCGCCCAGCGGAAGCGGAAATAGCCCCGGAACTCAGGGCAGTAATTCTGTTTTTAGTAGCATTACATCTATAGGCGGCGGTGGTGGCGCTACTAATACAAGCGGTGCAGCAACAACTGGCGGCTCAGGTGGTGGCGGTGGCGGCGGTGGCTCTAGTGTCTATACTGGTGCTTCAGGAACCGCTGGGCAGGGTAATTCTGGCGGTAACGGCATTGGTGGAACAAGTTCTGGTGGCGGTGGCGGTGGTGCAGGTGCTGTTGGCAACAATGCGGTAAGCGGAACCGCTGGTGCTGGTGGCGTTGGATCGTCATCGTCTATTTCTGGTTCATCCGTGACATACGCGGGCGGGGGTGGCGGTGGTTCTGACGGTACAGGTGGTGCAGGCGGCTCTGGCGGTGGTGGGGCTGGTGGCTCTAACAACGTCACAGGTGTTGCAGGCACGGCAAATACAGGCGGCGGTGGCGGTTCTGGAGGTGGTGGTTTCCCGTCACTTCCTGCGGGTGGCACAGGTGGTTCTGGCATTGTGATAATACGTTATGCGGACATCTATGCTAATGCCACCTCAACAACTGGATTGCCTACATTCACTCAAACGGGTGGTTACAAGATTTACTCTTGGACTGGTTCAGGCAGCATCACGTTCTGAGGAAACAAATGGCACATTTTGCACAGCTTGATGGCAACAACATTGTAATCCAAGTGATTGTCGTGAACAACGCGACGATTAACAATTTGCCATTTCCTGACAGCGAACCCGTTGGTGTGGCGTTTTGCCAATCTCTCTTTGGTGACACGACCGTTTGGAAACAGACCAGCTACAATGCAAACTTTCGCAAGAATTTTGCTGGGATTGATTTTACATATGATCCTGTGCTGGATGCTTTCATCCCTCCAAAACCGTATCCGTCATGGCTGCTCAACACAACAAAATGTCAATGGGAAGCGCCAGTTCCATATCCGTCTGATAACGGATATTATGCTTGGGATGAAACCACCCAATCTTGGGTGCCAATTTCCTTAATCGGAGGCCAATAATGGGTGTTCAAGCTTTCACTCCGCTGGGAAACACGGTTGTCTTCACAGCCGCGACCTCTGCGCCCACCCCTGTGCAGGCAGTGTCTAGCGGCCTTGGTTCCAACCAATATCGCGTTGTGATCCCGGCAGGCAGCAACATGGTGTTTCTTGGGTTCGGGACGACTGCCGCGGCGGCAACCTCAAACGCTACGGTAGTCACCTCGACCACGTTCACAATGCCGCTTTTGCCCGGCACTGACGAAATTTTGACGTTCTTGCCAAACGCCTATTTTACCGGCATCACTAGTTCAGGTGCCACGCCGGTCTACATCACGCCCGGTGACGGAGTTTGATATGTCTCTGAAAACAGTTGCATCCAGCTCTGGTGGCGGCGGCGGAAGTGGAACCGTAACTTCGGTTTCAACCGGAACGGGCTTGACCGGAGGTCCGATAACCTCATCAGGAACGATCAGCCTTGCCAATACAACTGTGACGGCGGGAACGTATGGCAACGCCACTTCTGTTTCTCAAATCACAATTGACGCTCAAGGTCGCATAACGTCAGCGTCCAATGTGGCGCTTTCAACAGGCGGCACGGTCACAAACGTTGCTACTGGCACAGGTCTTACGGGCGGTCCTATTACGACGACTGGCACTGTCAGCCTTGCCAATACCGCCGTCACCGCCGGTTCGTATACCTATTCAAACATTACCGTTGATGCTCAGGGTCGCTTGACTGCCGCCTCAAATGGCGCTGCGCCTGTCACCAGCGTGACTGGAACTTCTCCGGTTGTTTCTAGCGGCGGAACCACGCCCGCTATTTCAATGCCTGCGGCCAACGCAGCGACGAACGGATATTTGACCTCTACGGACTGGTCCACGTTCAACGGCAAAGGCAGCGGCACAGTCACCAATGTGGCAACCGGAACGGGCCTGACTGGTGGTCCAATTACATCGACCGGAACGATCAGTCTGGCAAACACCGCAGTTACTTCTGGTTCTTATGGAAATGCGGCAATTGTTGCGACCTTTACGGTTAACAGCCAAGGTCAGCTTACGGCTGCTTCAAACGCAGCAATCGCCATTGGCGTAGCCGCTGTTTCTGGGGCCGTGCCCAATACTGTCAATGTTTTGGCAGGCACGGGCATGACAGGTGGCGGCGCGTTGACAGGAAACGTGACCCTCACGCTTGCAAACACTGCGGTCACAGCCGCAGCTTACGGCAACGCAAGCACCGTTGGAACTTTCACCGTTGACGCACAGGGGCGTTTGACTGCGGCGTCAAATGCGTCCATCGCGATTGCTGCGTCTCAGATTACGTCTGGACAGCTAGCGGTTGCTAACGGTGGCACAGGAACCGCAACTCCCAGTTTGGTTGCAGGAACCAATGTTACAATAAGTGGCACTTGGCCTAATCAAACCATCAATTCTTCAGGTGGTGGCGGTGGGTCTTCAACCTATACGATTAACAACCAGACCGCAGCCTATACGGTTGTTGCTGGCGATCTTGGAACCATCATTAACTGCTCTGGCGCGACAAGTTTCACAGTTTCTTTGACCGCAGCGGCAACGCTTGGTGCTGGTTTTAACGTCTGGATTTGGAACACTAGCACCACTTCTACGATGGCGGTGACTATTGACCCCAATGGCGCCGAAACAATTGATGGAGTGACAACGCTTAGTCTTCGCATGGGAGAAGGTACGCAAATTGTTTGCGACGGTACAAACTGGCAAACCGGTGGCAAAAAAACCATGCGCGGGTATGCCGAAAATATACTCCCGACAACGGGAAGATCGACAGTTACAGGCGTAACTTCTGCGGCTGTCGGTCCAAATTCAACGGTTTCTGGCGCTCAAAGTTATGTTGTTGGAAACAACTCAACAGCTTCTGCGACGCAATCTTTGGCTTTGGGTAGCTCCGTTACGGCTTCCGCAACGCAATCAACCGCCATAGGTATGAACTCCGGTGCAAGCGGTTCCCAAGCTGTGACAAACGCTGGCGCAATGGCCCTTGGCGGGTCGTATGCTTCTGGAACGGATAGCTTTGCGGCGGCGATTGCCGGCAATACAAGCACTTATGGGGCGCAGGCTGCTGGCGCAGTTGCCATAGGTCGGTCAACAAAATCAACAGGTAGTGATGCCGTTTCTTTTGGGCAAGGGCAAATTGCATCTGGATCAAATGCGTTCTGCGCAGGCCAATCAAATACTGCATCAAACAATAATGCTGTGGCGATTGGGTATCAGTGTTCTGCAACTCAATTTTACTCTGTTGCGCTTGGATATAATTCAAGTTCCGTAATTCAAACAAAACTTGCCTACGCGGGTGGACAATTTGCTGCTGTTGGCGATGCACAATTTGGCAACTTAGTGTTAAAAGTTGCAACAACCGGAAATACGCCTACTGTATTAACGTCTGGTGACATCTCAACTCCAAGCGCAACAAATCAAGTCATCCTCCCCAATAGCAGCGCGTATGCGTTTGATGGGATTATAGTTGCTCGTCAACAAGCAGCAGGCGGAACCGCATCCGCAGCATGGTCGGTTTCTGGTTTGATACGCCGTGAAGCAAATGCTGGAACAACCACTCTCGTTGCGTCAACTGTCACAGCGATTAGCAACGTACCTGCATGGACGCTTGCGCTTTCAGCAGACACTACCAATGGCGGTCTCGCAATCACGGCGACGGGTGCTGCGTCGACAAATATCCGTTGGGTCGCTACGATCCGCACCTCTGAAGTCACTTACGCATAAGGACGCATCATGGCTATTCA